CTGTACCACTTAATCCACTTATGTCTACGGAGTCCCCAGTATTTAATCCGTGATTAGCAAAAGTGGTAATTCTTACTACAGTAATAGCGTCACCAGTTCCACCTATATCTCCTCTAGTTGCTAAACTAATAGTAATGGGAGTAAAGAACTTATCATTCTCCAAAGATATTTGACCACCTCTGAATATAATTACTTTATTGAATACTTGTAAAATTGATGAATCCTCTGGGATTGTTTCGCCAGATTGTAGAGACATATCAAAGGATTCGAGTGTACTTGTGTTAAATGCTACAACCTTTGAATTAGAAGCTAGTAATATATATTCTTCGTCAGTGGTCTCATTTGGGTCACTGAACTTACATCCGCAAGTAACTTCAGATACAGCGGAGTCATTTAATATTACTGCACCACCACAAGGTAAGAACTTCGGCGGTGTACCAGTAGTGAAATCCAACGGAGAGAACTGTGGTCCAGTTGTAGCAGTGATTCCTAGGTTGGCACCTTCTGATACAGTCAAGGTACTACTTCCGGATACTGCATATGTTAATGTGCTACCAGTAGGAACAGATGCTATAGTAAATGTACCGTTAACTAAGTCCGGATTTGAATCATCTGAAACAATATCGTTTACTTGTATTGTATCTCCTACGGACAAATGGTGATCATCAACTGCACTAGTCTCTTCATTATAAGTTGTTAAAGTTACAACTCCACCGGAATGTGTAGCGGCACTTATTGTATGAGACAAAAGCATTATTTCCCCAGCTGTAATCTCATCTGCTGAAGGTAATCTTAGAGCTGTACCACTAACAGCAAAAGGAGATAATCTATTCTGTACACCCTTACGAGACTGCCATTGACCATTGAGGTCTAGTCTTCCGTTTTCACTTTTTTGTAAAAGACCGCTTTGTATTTGATCTGGACGCAAACGATTATTGAAGCCGATAAATCCTACTTCTCTATCGCCCTTACGTACATCGTCTAGACCTCCATATGTGCTGTACTTTGACATCTAGCAGTCCCAAGCTCTCCTTGACCAATAGTTAGCGGATAGCTTTCCCTTGCCGCCTTTGATACCAGCACTACGTGCACAGTAGCTTTTCTTACGAGCGGGGCGATTCTTCTTGATTGTCATATTGGCATCTCCGAAGCGTACAATCTTTTCTTTACCACCTTGGCAAGCTTTTACAACGAACTTCTTGCCGCCTTGAACATCTCGGCGAGGTACGTTGCACTTCATCTTTTTCTTATCTATAGCCATTAATCTTCGTCCTTATGTTTATCAATAATATGACGCTCTTGAATAAGTATCTTAAGTTTCATATTCAATCGTATCATATCGTTATCTAATGCTTGTACTTGTTTCTTTAATTTACCTAGAGAGCTTCCGCAGTCATCTAGAGCTGGGTTTACCGTATTGGTTACCCATTTCCATATGTGCCAAACAAAGAACCCTAGTCCTATTAAAGCAATAAGTGAAAATCCAAATTTGGATATAAGGTCAGCCCAGTGTTCAAACTCGTATCCGCTCATTAGTCATCTCGGCAATCCTCTTTGCCTTCGCTAGCCGCGATTCTATCTAAGTTCGGCTCGCAGTTAAATGCACAAGAGAAGTGTGCATCTATCTTTATTATATCGTTGTTCATATTGTCTATCTTGTTCTCTAAAGAAATCAATGCTCCAGACAATCCACTGATTCTATCGGATACTTGCTTGAGTATAAATTTTAGAATAATGAAAAGAAACCAACCGACTGCTAGGGCAGATGTAATTGGTATCCCTATTTGTTCTACAAAATTTAATATATCTCCAACCATTATTTCTTAGTTCTTACTTTTGCTTTTGGTGTATTTGCTACGAATTGTTTTCCCTTTGCTCCACCAGCTTTCTTCTTGCGAGCTGTAGCCGCTCTTTCAGACTTAGTGAGACTCTTGGCTTTAGCCATTGGAAGACAACGGTCTGGTCGCTTCTTATCTTTTGAGGTTCCACAAGGTCCTTTGATTGAACCGTCAATTCCGATTCGTACCCAGTTTTGTTCTCTCCACTTTTTGAGCTCACCCATTATTTCTTCTTCTTAGATTTCTTGGCGTAGTTAGGGTCTTTACAGTACTTACTAGCCGCCATATTAGCATAAGCACTAGGGTACTTATCAAAAGTCCTACGTGCCCAAGCGATTCCTTTTTTACAAATCTTAGCCATTAGCAACTTTTACGTTTCATATTCTTTTTTGTGGGAGGTCTTCCTCTTTTTCTTCCGTATGTTCCTTTTCCTTCTGGCATAGTTACTATTTGGTTATTTTGTTGTATATTTTTTTGATTGCTCCGCATACGGTATCTTTAACATTGATACCCTTTCCCTCTAAAATCTTATAAATAACAAAACCAGCAAATACCAAACCCATAAATGCACCTACTTCAGCTGGCTCCGGAACGCTATTGTAATCAACAGAAAGTCTGTACTCTACTTCATCCCAACTGTATCCTACTCCTTCGTAATACAGTCCATCAAACTCACTGTATGTCCACTCTGGGATAGACGGTACATTAAAGTAATTACCGCTGTAAGTAATTGATACTGTATCATCCGAATCGTAATTAGGTTCTACTATAGCTAGGGGACGTGTTGTGGCTTCGTGGCTCATCGCTTAAATACTGAGGTTATTATTGTTATTATACTTTTGAAAAATGCTACAATCTTATTAAAAGGAAAGAACATTAGTACTATTGATATTATACCAACGTAAGCAAGTGTCATCTTGAGCACGTCAGTTCCGTAATTTTCGAATATATATTTAAAAAATTCCATTATTATATTGGTGATACTTGCCGATGGGGGCTTACCTCGCCATCCATTGGTTCAAAAGGTGTTTCTATTGTGGGTAAATCGGACTTGACGTCATTGGACTCTGTGCTAGTCTCAGAGGATGATTCACTTTCTTTATCTTGTTCTGAATCGCTTTCTTTAACCTCTTCACTTTCTTCTGATGAACTATCTTCTTTTGATTCTTGCTCTTGGCTTTGGGACTCTGATGATTTATCAGTTTGTTGTGGCTGATCGCTTTGAGAGGACTTTTCGGAGGAAGAACTATTGGAAGAAGCAGAGGTTCCTTGTTTGGTGTCCGAGGTCTCATCAATTGGTTGAGAAGTCTGTTGTGGTTCGGAAACCTCAATCTCTCCGCTCGCAACCTTGCTCTGAATCTCAGAAGAAACATTATCGGCGTAGGACTGAGCATCGACGTACTTCTGAGCAATAACTTGTTGTCCCCAATCTAAGTACACTTCCTCGAAGTCTACGAAGTTATCTATAAATATAGGTACCTCGATACGCTCCTCTACAATGTCTTGAGCGACTTCAGCTACAAATGTTTCTGTAGTATCCTTAGCAATTTCTGTTTGAGTTACAACCGCCGAAGATACGGCAACTGTACCAGCAACTCCTAAGTTAGAAACAGTTTCTACAGCTGGTATCTTTTGCACCTTTTTAAAAGCTTGTTGTATCCAAGACAGTTTTTCTTCTCTGTCTTCTATAGAACCAAGTGTTTCATCTGCATCTATATGAACAGAAGTATCTTTGATTCCTTCATTATGAAGAAGCACATTGAGAGCTTTTGTGTGCTCTACAAGAATCTCCTTTGCTTTTTCTTTATCCATTATCTTTTACCTCCGGGGGTGAAGTAAAATCCGATAATAGCACCAAGTGTAGTAATAGCTACTAAAGCGATGTGTCCAGTACTAATTGATGTGGTGAGATCGCTTCCAGATGGAAATGATATGAGTCCCCATAAGATGTCCCAGTTTTCTTTGTTTTCTGGGGGAGTAAAGGTGATGAGTTCAATGTTGGGGTACAACGTGCACCAGATAGAGATCGCTGCGAAGTTAAGCATCCCGATAAGAGCAATGAGCCTACGAGTAGCACGAGCAAATATAGAGGTGTCTTTGTCAACTTCTCCGAATACTGCCTTTTGGAACTCAACGTTTGCATTAGACATAGACATATCCCTAATGAGTTCTCTCTTTGCCTTTGCCTCTTTTGCGTCATTTGTGCTTTGTACAATTCCCCCAACAATCTTGAGCATAGAGCCCATTCCAGTTGCTCCCAAGGTACTGAGTAGCATTGTTACGAGCCCAAACATTTTTATTTAGATTTAAGGATTTTACGTATAGATATTACAGTTAAAACACTAACTAGAAGTGAACACATTATAGATGCAAGTGCATCGAAATTTTGTAAGCTAAAACTAGCCCAAGTGCCAAACATTGATGCCGACAGTCTTTGGATTATATCTTCCATACTAGACTTCCTCTGGTTCCGGGAAGGTGACGCTAGTTGTAATAGCTGACTCTTCATCTTCTGTTAGTTCGTATCCGTCCACAACAAGGGCATACTTGCTGTCAGCAGTCACTTGTGGGTAAGTGTGATAACGAGTACCGCTACCTACTCTGTGGTAAGCATAGCCTCGTCTAGCACCCTCTGTGTCTGCTCTTGCAATCGCATCAGCCTCTGTGTCGTATACTAAATAATTGATTGTAATTTCTTCTTCGCTCATATTAATAAATATTGTAGTAATTGTTTATTTCATCGTTCATTGTATCCGCATCGGATTGTAATTTTGAAGCATATATAAAGTACTCTGTAATTCTACCAGTATAACCAAATCCACCACTAGTTCCAAATTTTCCAATATCATCATTGGTTACGCTAGTAGTAGAAGCATCTTCAAGTGTTAGTGTTCCCTTACTTGTTCCATTTGCAAATCCTTCTACATTGCTTGCTCCACAAGCAAACGAAAGTAAAGTTGGAGTAAATGTACTTACTGTACCTAAATTCAAAGCAGTAGAACCAGCAGCACCATAACCTAAATACGCAACTGCACTATTGAAAAATGGAGTATACCATCTTGATGCTGGAGTTGTAGTTGAAGAACCTTGTGATGTAACTATTTCTGCACCAATTGCCGCTGTTCTTTCTAGGTATATAAAAGAACTAATGGTATTAATATTAGAGGTTACATTTCCGTACTGTAAGTGCTGATTAGAACCATCAAATTCAAGTGAAGGATTTCCGTTTGCATTTTTAATTATCCCTCCATTTTGCAAGATTTTTGGTTGCTGACTAGCTGTGGTTTGAGTAGCATCATTACTGCTACCACTTTGGTCGTACCAAGTTTCTACGAAACCATTACGAGATATGCGAGATACTTTGAAGTCAGATATAGAATAAGTTAAATTATTATCAGCTTCAGATAGTACAACACCACTAGCACTACTATTAGTAGATGTTAGTGTAAATGCATTAAATCCATTTACTACACTTTCTTCATTTGACATTCCAACTCCACCTCCAAAGAAATCAGAATCAGTATTTCTTAGTACAATCTTAGGTGATGGGCTACCAGCATCAAAAGAACAATTAAATGATACATATACAGAATCCCCACTTGTAACATCTGCATTTAATTTAATGCCAGCATATACTGTACTCTCAACTACAGATAATGTGAATCCATCTTTACCATTTGGGGTAAATGTTCCATCTGCTGTAGGACTAAATGTTTTATCAAAGTCTCCATTGGTTTCATTCGCATCATTGTACAAACCATAATAGTTATTGATGTTGGACTCAATCTTGAAGCGATTGTCTGATTGGTCTGAGTTGTAGCAAATAATTTCTTTAATACTACCATCGTAATTAGTTCCAGCAACACCAAAAGAACCTTGTCCAATTTTAGGGACATTAGATATATCTATAGTAGAACTTGATGAGGTGGAACTTTTCTGGACACCATTTGCTCTGAAAGTTATCGCTGAACTTGTTTTAATTAAACCTATTAATTCTTCGTTAGTAGTAGCTGTATGTTCTGCATCTGCGGCATCCCAACTAGCTTGTTTGTTTCCAGCACTATCTGTAGCAAATAAAGCAGACCCATCATCATTGGCATCTCTGTTGTCAAATAATAAACTTCCACCGCTTGTAATATCATTTTTTTGTACAGCAAATATACTTTGAACAGTTGTTGCCCCAAGTGCAGAAGTTAAAACCATTTCGTCGTTACTCCCATCAAAGTCTAAACCATCAGCGAGCAATGCTCCACTTGATGCAATCTTTGGTTGGTTACCAGCAGTCGGTTGAGTTGCATTGTTTGACCCAGCTTGGTCGTACCAAGTGTCTACGAAAGCATCTGCTCCATCTGGGTCATTTGCTCTT